GCTTTATTCACAAGAAGTCAGCCAGTCCCTGGCAAACCTTGGGGCTTTCTGTATCGCCGTTACATTCTCATTTTTTGCTAATGCACGCTGGACATACAACACTGAAGCGACGATCATTCGCTATGTCCTCTATGTACTATTTATGGGTTCTATGGCCCTCGGAGTTGGCTGGTTTGCCGACTACGCACATATCTCCCCATTGATTACGCTAATCGCGTTCTCCGCTGCAAGCTTGATATCAGGCTTTTTCTATTCAAATTTCATTGTTTTCAGGGTGAAAAAGTGAAAATTTCTCTGATTGTTCCGGTCTTCAATGAAGAAGACGCCATACCCATTTTCTATCATGCGGCCAAAGAAAAGCTTTCCGCTTACAATATAGAATTCGTCTTTATCGATGATGGCAGTACCGACACCACTGAGCAGGTTATTACCTCAATGGCAGAGGTTGACACTGCCGTTAAGGCAATTAGCCTTATCCGTAACTTTGGCAAAGAATCAGCCCTGCTAGCCGGTCTGGAACACGCAACCGGCGATGCGGTTATCCCTATTGACGTTGACCTTCAGGACCCAATTGAAATCATCCCATCACTGATTAGCAAATGGCAGGAAGGCTGGCCGGTTGTGCTTGCCAAGCGATGTGACAGGAATAGTGATAGCCACTTTAAGCGAAAAACCGCTATTTGGTTTTATAGGCTTCACAACAAAATCAGTTCACCCAAAATTGAAGAAAACGTTGGTGATTTTCGCCTGCTATCCCGCGAAACAGTGGAAAATATTAAGCTCCTACAGGAGCGCAATCTGTTTATGAAAGGGCTCCTCAGTTGGGTAGAGGGTAACGCGGCCGTAGTCGAATATAGTCGTGCAGAGCGTACAACCGGCCAGACTAAATTCAATTGCTGGAAACTTTGGAATCTGGCGCTTGAAGGGCTCACCAGTTTTTCGACATTTCCTTTGCGCATCTGGACTTACATTGGCTTTTTAGTGGCCGCTCTTTCTTTCCTGTATGGGGCGTGGATGATCATCGATAAAATGGTGTGGGGGAACCCAGTAGCAGGTTATCCATCGCTACTGGTGTCAATACTGTTTCTCGGTGGTGTTCAACTGATTGGGATAGGGGTGCTGGGAGAGTATATTGGCAGGATTTATATCGAAACAAAGCAAAGGCCGCGTTATTTGATTAAGAAATCTAAAAGGACCAGGTAATGAGCAGGAATTTACTATACATATTTCTAACCGTTTTCTTTATTGCTTTTTTATATCTTGAAATTAGAGGGATTCATCACTACGCTGATGATTTTTGGTTTTCTAATGAAGCGCGAACCCCTGATATAATTAAATGGTTAACAATAAGATATCAAACATGGTCGTCCCGTACACCGATTGAATTTGCATTATTGAATGTAATAAACCACAAACTAGTCTGGGTTATTTTTAACTCTTTTTTCATCGCCTTAACGACATCATCACTTGCTTACGTTGTATCAAACAGCAAAAAAGAGGAAATTTACAGCGCCCTGATATTCATACTAATCATTATCGTTACTATTAAAAAAGGTTTTATAAAAGACGGCATTCTGTGGATGACTGGTTCGATAAACTACCTGTGGCCATTTGCGCTTTCAATGGCAGGCTTTGCATTATTGAAGTGTATCACACACGAAAATATATCGAATAAAAAGTCACTCGTTGTTCCTTTTTTTTTCTTTCTATCGTCATTTAGTGAACAATTAGTCGTTGTCAATATTATTTTATTGACATCTTCTGCATTAGTATATCGAGGGACTAGCCAGCGGATAGCAATGGCTTCTTTATTAGCTGCCGCAGTCGCATTCACGTACATAATACTTAGTCCTGGAAACACGATGAGACTCCATCTGGAAACTTCTCGCTGGAATCCTGACTTTGTCAATCTGAGTATTTTAGAAAAAATCACAATGGGTTTAAATCTATCCTATGACCAACTGTTCTCAGTCCAGCCAGTTGCACTAATTTTTATTTATCTTTGCCTGTCCTTAAGCTTCCACAAAAATCTGATTGCTAAATGTCTCTCTCTTTTATTGCTTACCTTGGTAATATCCTTGACATTCATTCAAGAGAAATCATTTTCCATCATGGAGTTTGATACCATCTATCAATTCAGCTCAATAAATGCGATCAGCTATTTTGCACTTGCAAGAGCTACAATTGTTATACTCATCGCTATATCAACAACAGCCCTTCTGTTTTTTTATCAAAAAGACAGAAAAGTCGCATGGTCCTTAACAGCCACATATATAACATCATATTCCGGAACAGTGATGATGGGGCTTTCTCCAACTATCTATGCTTCAGGGCAGAGAGTGCTTATGGTATCCGGGATGATGTTTTCAGCACTGGCAACTTATCTGATTATTAAAACTATTAAATACATTAAAAATTAAAAATTAATAACAGGCAAATCAGAGTTGATGGTTTGCCTGTATAATAGTCAGTAGGGCTTATCCGGCCATGTGATCATGGCATAACTTTCTTTATCAATTACGTCAGTAAACATTAGCGACTTCAGATTTTTAATGTAAGCCATACATTTAATCAGACTGGTTTTGTCATTGTCACTGATAGTGTCAAGCTGTAGCTCAATGCGCCAATCCGCAATTATGTCATTGGCTTCTTCCAGCAAATTCTGCCGCTGATATTCAGCTTTGCCCTGCCAGTCAATGACCGGGTCTGCCAGAACCGGCCTACCATTGCCATCTGCCAAGATGACTTGGCCGCTATCTCTTCCCTTCATCAGTTCAGCATATTCTGACTGTGATATTTCAAAAGCATCTGACGGCCAGCCATCAACCGAAGCCTCGTATTCGGCCTTGAGTTCTGATGGGTAGAAACTATTATTTTTAGTGCTGTAAAAAATTGTCATGTTAGTAACCTATTGCCATCCAGCGATAGCCTATGCCATTACCCGATGTTTTAGAAGTAAACTGACTATTATTCGCAGGTTGAAGATAAACTACATTTCCCAGATTCAAAGCCGTTCCGAGGGTACCCACAATGGCGACGCATGTATTAGGAAAGGCAATATTAAAATTAAATGTTTCAACATTAGATGAAGCATTTGAACGAGCCCCCACCTGGATAATCATTCCTGTTACGTTATCTTTCCACCAGCCCCCACCAAGGTTTGCTGAAACCGGGGGATTATTGGGACTGTATACGCGCTGCCCCATTTCATTAATCGTATTTCCTGTGTTTAACGAACCCGAACCTGTAATATCAACTCTCCCTAACTCTTTTGTATTATCATTATTCACGGTGCGGAATATAAAACCACCAATACCTCTACCTGCATTACATATAAGGTCAGCTTCTCCACGTCCCTCTTGTTCATTCCATGCTAAATACACCCCCTGAGAACCTGCGCCCATAGTATTATTATTCACAAACAAACCGGGAGATTTAACGCCTTTACTCCCTACCGTTCCTCCTTCAGCCGGAAATGCTCCAACCTGTGTGGCCGTAATTGAGATATCCGATGTACCATCAAATACCACCCCGGAAATTTTCCGCGCGGTTGCGAGTTTGTTCGCGGCTACTGAGGTACCTCCCGAGGGCAGCGCTCCAACGTCATCCGCAGTAAGGCTGTCTTTTGTGGCAAGTTTTCCCAACCCGAGATGACCGCGAGAAGTGGCAGCATCATCCAGATCTGACAGGTTATTTTTTGAGATTAAGTATCCACTGCCAGCAATACCTTTAGCCAGAATGGTGTTTATAGCCGCGATAAGCTGCGCATCATTCGACTTATCAGGCGTGATCCCTGCTGCTGACAGAACAGCAATTAATTCCCGCTGAACACTGTTAAACCATGCGGCCATTAGCTCGGTGGGCTGAATATTGCCGGCCACATTGCCGTCCGTAAATTCTCCACTACCGTCAGCGGTATCGGTAATATCACCAATTTTTTGCATAAATTATCCTCACAATTAAGTGCTTATAAAAAAGAAAATGGATAAGGTGGTCAGGATGAGGCAGGAATGTAATTGATCCTGATGATAATGTCCGGTGCCACCAGCCGCTTAAGAATACACTCCAGAGCCTTGTTGCCCCACGTCCTCAGCGGATCGCCGCAGTGCGCCTGACCGCAACGCGCGCGAACAACCGTAGTTTCAGGCACATCAACCTGCAGTACAAACGGCCAGTCGTCACCATTTAACGCATCCCCGCATGCTGAAAGGCCACACCGCGCACGCCTGAACTCAGTAACCGTTATGGTATAACCAGAACGCGCCAGCACATCAATAAGTGACGTAACCGACAAGCTGCCGTTGCTGGTCAGCTTCGTGACGACGGATGCACGCCGTAGCGCGATAATCGTCATCTCACCGATGGAACAGTCATCAGGAAGTCCTAAAGCCTGCTCCCAGTCGGTCAACAGCGATCCGGCTGTCGCCGGGAAGGCATTGCGCAGCAGGGAAAGTGCAGCCGTATCGCTTGCCTCAAACGATTTTGCCAGCCCCAGCAGCACGTTACCCGTTACCGTATCATCGCCGTGTACCCAGGCTTTCCCGGGCGGCAGCAGCTTCCCCAGGGCCGTGGCATAATTCCGGCTACTGTAGCGGCTCATGATGAACCTCCGGTAAAGTGGATCTGGCCACGCAGCGGCAGAGCACCGGCATCGAGCTGGATAAATGTGCCGGAAGGCTGATTCAGGACAAAACCTCTCGTCCCGTCAATGGCGCCAATCGCCAGCGACAAATCGGACAAAAATATCTTTCCCCCGGGCGCACCATCATCAAAAAATACTTCATCAATGGCGCTCTCTATCGCAGCAACCACATCAGCACCAGCATCCGGGATACCGCCAATATCAAAATCAATGACGTTCTGCAGAGGGGAACACGCCCATACCAGCGTGGTGGACGGACGAAGCGGGAAAATATAGTCAGCGACGCGCAGCTGGTCCCCAGTCGCTTTACCATAGTGGTATGTCTCTTTGGTAGCAACGCCATCGGTCCCTACAGGAAAACCGTGGTTTGTCCTGTCGTCACCATCGCACATGAAGTAGAGGCCCACGCTGCCGGCCCCCAATAAGCGGGGCGATACCCACGCACGAGTCACGCCAGGAACCTCCAGCGCCCAGCGCTTGTAGTCGTCCTCGCTACCACCTTCAGCAACAGACTGGTACGCCTGCAGCACCCGCTGCCGAAAGGCCTTCTGGCTCTCCATATTCGCGCCGCCGGAAATGGCCTCAACCGCCACCACAGCACTGTCCACACCGTCAATCGCGCTGTCCAGCGTCAGCATCGTTCCCGCCGGCGCATTGCCATCTGCCACAGTCAGACCACTGCCCATGTCGGGTAACACTGCGGTGACACTACCGGTTCCGGTTTTATCTGCGCCGATCGTCACCGCATGATCAAGACGGTACTGTACGCCCGTATTGCGGTTCAGCAGGCTACCGGACGGAATAATGGCACCCTCATTACCTTTTTTGAACATAACCTTCGGGCATGTCGCAGCAGTGGCATCCTTCTGATACACATTTTTAAGTGCCCCCCACGCCGCCAGCCATTCATCCTCCGCAGTAAACGGATTGCTTTGTCTGGCGATCCAGTCGAGGTAGGCAAAATGCAGATGGCTCATGCCCGCATCCATATCGGCCATAATCCGTAAGTTTGAAAATCTCAGCAACTCGCCGGTGTTCTCCAGTTCCGAGGTAATGAACTGTCGGTTCCGGCTGCGTAACTCACTGAGCGTAGGTCGCTGATACGGCATTGTTCTCTCCCCACAGCCATTTGAATTGATATTCCTGTTTGCTGCCATCCGGGCTGATCAGCAGAATGGTCAGATACAGTCGGTCCGGCCACACAATACGGCTTGTCGCGCTGACAGCGGACAACACGCTATCCGACACCAACCAGGCCAGCGCTTCTTCTGCATAGACCTCTGCTTTTCTCGCCACCGCCCGGGAAAGTGGGCTGCGGTTCAGTAACCACAGACGGGATCCCAACAGCACCTCTTCTCCGGTGTCACCCCACCATCCCTGACGGTTACCGTCATCGGTCACGTCATCTTTATCCGCCAGCCGGTCGCTAAACAAGCTGATGAGTACCGCCGTTTCAATGTCATCGCCCTTCACCAGGTCATGAGCATCTTCCTGCCAGCCGGCAAACCCGGAGTCTGTCTGCCAGATAGTCCTGATATCGGCCATCAGACCTCCCTATTCGTTTTTTCACTGGTTCGCGTATCGTTACCAGACTGCACGTTTTTAACGTCGTGACCGTGTGCGTTATAGGCATCACGTAGTGCTTTCATGCTGACCTGATTGGATTCGCAGTTATCAACAATATCGCCGGTGCTCTCCACCAGCGGGGTGGTCAGCCGAACTTTGACACTGGCAGTAATATTCGCGTTCGCCGCGTCCAGCACCTCGATATCCTGCCCCGCACACGTGACCGTCAGTTTTTCCAGCCCGAGCAATACGGATTTTCCCTTTGCGTCATAAATAACCGTCTCTCCGGGGTTAAGCGAGCCATATCGCGTTGAACCGTGGTTGGTCGCGACGATAACCTGGCTGGAACGATCGCCGCCCAGGCTCAGAATGAGCACATCACTACCCGCCGGCAATCCGGAAGAGAAACCAAACTCCGTCATTCGCAGCGTGTCACCACGAACGTCAAAAGGGGTTTTATACTGCAGCGTCTGCGTCGTTCCCCTGTCATCGCTGACGCCCGTTGTTCTTCCGATCCCCACCATCATGGTGATACGTCGGTATAGCCTTGCAAGAGCATCATTCATGTCAGCTCCAGTAAGTTCGAATAGAAAGCGTAAGGTTGTATGGCAAACGCGGCCGGCGGTAGCAACACCATTTCCGCATGCGTACCGTCGTCATCCCTGAGGTAAGTCACTTCAGCCAGCAGCAAATCCTGAGGCTCAACCCCCAGCGTCGGCAAATGAACCGGCACCAGCGTATTGGGCTCCCAGAGTGCCCCCGCGCTGTCGCGCCAGCTGTCCGTCACCACTCGAAGGATCCGGGAACGCCCATAACGCCGGTTCATTTCCCAGTTAACGCAGTCGGTAGCCATATCCCGGGCCACCAGCGTACTTTCCACCATGATGATCCGCTTCCGGTAGCGCATTGAGGCAGCCTCCGGGTCGCGCGCCGTCGCCAGTGTGACCGCGTCATAGCCAGAGTCACCAGCTTCACCAACCGGCGTGAAATTCATCGATACGCCGGTATAGTCAGAAAACCGCTCATCCATGGACTCTTCATACCAGGCATGCTCGACATTCACACCCTCTTCCAGTCCGCTGGCTGCACGTTTATCACCAACCCGGGTCAGGTAAAGGTTACCGTCAGGGAGGTCGTAATAAAGCAGACCCGCCCAGCGGGTTACCCTGTCAATAATCTCCTGCGGTCACTCTCCCCAGTTCAGCGTGAACTGAGGGACTGAGCGGATCCCTGCCACATCCGTCATAACGGAAATACCATAAGGTGACGCCATCCGCTGTGCGATACCCAGCGCATCAGCATTGCTGATAACGTTGGAGGGCCATTCCGCGCTGCAATCCACGAGGTCCTGACATTTGCTGCGGCCGGTTGCCCTGATTTCATGCCGTCCGGGAGAGAGTGCAGGAGACCACCGGTCGATATACCCCGTCAGCACAACATCCTGCCCCAGAAGCACCCGGCAACTTTCACCTGCGTGAACACGCTGCTGGTTGTCGCTGCCGGGGTAGAGATCCAGCAGCCCCAGACTGAACGATGAAGGCAGACGCTCAATGCTTCGGGTAACGGAAATACGATCCCAGCCCTGAATCGCTACGCCATTCGTCTCCAGCACCAGTTCATCATCAGCCTGATCCATCAATTATCTCCACGTTTAGCGGCATAAATGCCGGATGTACGGGTCCGGATGACACCACCAGCGCATCAGCGCGACCCGCATCCTGCCAAATCCTGTTTGCCATGGTCAGCGCTGGCAACGGTGAGACAAATGACCATGCCACCAGGGCGACATCCATCCCCTGAGAAAGCATGTTCCGCGTGAAGGTTTCGCGCAGCACTTCAAGGTTATTCCACAGGTCGTCGTGTCCATGCTCACTCGCCAGCAGACTGGCGGTATCCAGCGCCGCTATCCCCCGGTCAAATAAATCCTGCGCGGCAACTGTTCCCGTCAGCGCCACCGAAACAGCAACCCGGGCGAGCATTGAGGCGCTCATGATTTTCAGATACGCCATCAACGCGGAATAAACCTGCTGACTGGTGATGTCGTTATAATAGGTGCCGTCAAAAGCGGAGTCCGACATCATGGATTCGAACAACGCCAGCTGGTCTTTTGTGGATGGTACGGCATCTGTCAGTGTGATCATCATCGACTGCACCGCATCCGGTACGGTGTCAATCTCACGCATGGCGGACAACGCCGCCACCGATGCCGCTATTTCACTTCTCGCCCGGACCACCTGAGTATTTTTGTCTGCCACCAGCGTCGGGTAATCCACCGGTGCTGATGCAGAGGTGATTTTCCCCGTCAGCCCTGAGATACTGCCGCCAGCAGAACCATTACAGTCCCGACCAAAGCGCAAATTCCCGAGAGTGGAGTTTAACGAGCTGGCGAGTGTGGTCGCTTCTTCCGCCGTACTGGCCACGAAGTTTGACCAGAAGGACAGCGTGTTCTGGATCGTAGTGGCGGCATGTTTAACTGAGAGAATTTCCCCTTTAACTTCTGCAATCACAGCAGCTGCAGCTGTCGTCACCGTCGAAAACCAGCTCTGATCTACTGAACCGTCCGCCGGACTGCCAGTCGTCAGAGCAAAGGTTTTCAGCCCCCCTTCGAGACACGTCAACGTAAAACTGAAGCTCCGCCCCTGGTCCACACCTTCACGCAGTTTAAGCCCACCATCAGGAATACTGACCGTAAGCTCTCCCAGCGTGGGATGCACCAGCGTACCGGAGCCTTTTGTTTCACAGGCGGCAACGAGTGAATCACGCTGCGTCAGCACATCGCCAGCGCTGTAAATCCGGCTCCCCTGAACGATAAACCCCTGCAGGGTGATACGGCGGGTGCCCCGGCCCAAATCCTCCACCCATACCCGATCGCGCATGGGGTACTCATGGACCGCCTGCCGGCGGCCAAACTGACTTTCGCCACCGGTAACCGCAAAAGGTACGCCGCGAAACGATGCAGGATGGAGATTTTCCTCCCATTTCCAGCTGTCGCCGCCCCCCTGAGTCAGCAAGGCAAGCGCGTCACCAACAATCGTCATACCCACCTCACACTATGGAAATGTCATCGCGGTAGCAATTTTACCGCCGCTACCCGTAAACGTTTTTCTGTCGCCGGTCTTGTCATTAATCAACGTCAGTTCCACCTTGATCCCGTTATCTTTCAGTGCCGTCGCCAGCGTTTCCGTCAGCTCCTGAGTCTGCACCGGCGATGCAGGCTGAGGTGGCGTTATTAATGGGATGACAGGTGAAGGGCCGGAACCATTACCCGAAAGGGGCTGAGGTGCAGTCTGGTTTGCTGTCTGAGTTCCCGGCTGTGCGCCAGTATTCGTGATGAGTTGCTGAATCTGCGCAGTGCTCCAGGGATTATTCCCTTCACGCTCAAACAGAGCATGAAGAACCCGGGAACGTTCACCCGGATCGTCGAGATTCAACTGACTGTCCGGAGATGTCTGCAGCTCCCTGCTGGCATCCCGAATCATTTGTGTCGTGTCGTTTTCGTTGCTGGGGGAGGCAACATTTATAATGCTGCGTAACGTTGTGAGCGGAACACCTTTTGCAGCGCGGGATTTACCGCTGGCATAAAGCTGCAACTGCCGATCGGCCGCCAGTAATCCCTCTTCTGGCGTGGAAAATGCGGCGAAATTACCGCCGGCGGGCATAGCGTTACGCTGTCCGGCATATCGCAAGTTCCAGGGGTTGTTATTTCGCACCGATCGCGCCCGTGGATTAACGTTTACAGAAGATGGTCGCTCAGTGCCAAAAGGCGGCGCAGCCGGTGCAGGATTCACAGCAAGGAGATCACTTTGTAGCTGTGCAGCCTGATCAGTGGCACCGTACCAACTGTCATACCTCTTTTTCACCGCATCAGTCATAAACCCGGCATCAACAGCCCCGCGTTCCCGACGAGTTAGGCTGTCGTAAAGCGCTTTGTTCTCCTGCATTTTTCGCAATTTTGCTGCATCCGCGCTACTGATAAAGCCCAAGGCATGAGACAGGCCGGTGAAGTCACCGTTTGTCATAAGATCCCCGACTCCCTCCAGCCCGTCTTTAACAGACCCGTCAGACAACAGCGCTCCGGCAATCTTCTGCTGGCTACGCTTTTTAAAGCCATCCCACGTAGCGGACAACTCCACCAGTTGGCTGTTCAGGCTGGCCAGTGCGGAATTTGCCTCAGGATCGACGGTTAAACCGATCTGATCGGATTTTGTCAGCAAATCCTTAAGCCTTGCCCCCTCGCGCAGCAGTCGCAGCCCGTTCGCATCAAGGCCCAGCGCATCGGCCACCGTTTTCTGATTCTGAGGAGCCAGCTTCGGAAATATCGCAGCTAACCCTTCCATGGTTTTAAGCACATTGGCCGTACCATCAGCATTACGTGCTATTGGCGCATTGAGTTGTGCCATCACCGCCAGAACATTGCTGTTTCGCCCCTGCAGCGCATCATTGAAGGTTTTATAAAGCCCTTCAACGCTGGACTGCGCGGACGCACTGTCAGCGCCCAGTAACCTGACCGCGCCGGATAATTGTGAAAAATCATGTACCGACATACCAGCATTTTTTGCCGCCACATCCAGAGAATACGCATCCTCCGCTGCATCACTCATCGCGCTACCTACAGCAGATATCCCTTTTACCGCGCCATAGGTCAGCGCCCCCATAGCGCCAAATCGGGTAACCTTCGCGGCAAAATCTCCCGTCAGACCGGAGACTATTTTCAGGGGGGGCACCATATCGCCAAACAGCTGCACATTATCTTTTGCCAGCCGACTCAGGTTTTGAAACTGGGTATTAAACGACGTGAGTCCTTCTTCGGTTTCCTGCCCCCCCAGTGTCAGACCTTCCCGCGCTTTTGCCAGCTCAGGCTGCAACACCTTGACCTGATCGTTTATCTGCTGCAGCACCGCCGACGCCCGATCGTCAGCCCGCAGTTCAAAACCAAAATTATTATCCGCCATCACCAGACCTCAATCGGTTGATGCGCAGCCCCTGGGTATACCAGAACTGCAGCCGACTCCATGAAAGAAGGGCCGCATCATGCGGCCCCCATCCCCAGAAGTACGTCACATCGGCTATGGTGTCTTCCCATCGCCCGCGCTCGGGAAGTAATTCAAAAAACCCAGCAGGTACGCCTGCGCCTCCCTGAATTTACGGATCGGAAGTTTCTTAATCGCCATCAGATTGACGCCGGAAATAACCGAGATAAGCGCTGCCATTGCGTCATGCTCGTTGGTTTTGCGGGACTCCCGGTAAAAGTCGGAGACTTCGGCAAAATTAGGCTCCCGTAGCGTAATACGCTCCCAGGACTCCTTCCCGTTCAGAGTGGAGACCGCCTCATCAAGCTCAATGGTGAGTTCTTCTTCAAATTGCTGTTCCATCTTAATTCTCCGTAACCTCACGACCTTCCCACATCACCGAGAAAGTGGCGTCTTCGCTATTCACTTCCTGCGTGTCCACTGTCCAGAGCCCGCTACCGATAATGGTTTTACCGTTAGCCAGCTGAGCGACAATGTTGACGTTCGTCTGACCGTTAAAATCCGCGACGGTCGTACCACCACTATCACGAACATCACAGCCAATTTGACCCGGCACGTACTCCTCTTTGTACCCATGCACCCCGTCCATGCCCGTAAGCGTGGTACGTTTTACCTTTGATGGCCGGTATTTAAATTTCCCGGCCACCATAATTGTCAGACCGCCAACCGTAACGGCGGCGGTACCTGCCAGAAGATCGGACATAGTGGCTCCTTATTAAGCTGACGCCGCGCTTTGCAAACGGAACTGGTTGAGTACAGCGAACACGCGCAACTGGTTAGGCAACACACCATCCCAGAGCACGTCCACACGGTTCGGGTTCTTGCCGTTCTGCTCGACAATCAACCCTTTCGCAAAACCTTCTGAATCCTGAACATAACCCGCATACTCCAGCGTTTTATAGTCAGCGATCAGCTCAGCTTTGATAGTCGAAGGCGTTACAATCGCCGAACCGGTTGCAAAACGCGTACCGTCTTTAACCAGCGCCATGCGGGAAAACTTCGAGGTAACCTGAGTTTTCAGCCAGCGGTTGTTGTACATCAGAAGGAACAGCGTCTCGATTTGCAGATAGCTGTCATCTTCCGCGCCATAATTGTTGGTCTGATAGGTTGTGAGCAGGTTCTCGATGCGCACCGTACCGTCATCGTCCACGGTCAGCGTGGAAATACCGCTGTGCAGCAGATTGTTGCGCTCCACCAGCGTGAAACGATCCGATTCAGGCGGTGCCATTACTCCACTTACCGCCAGCGTCTGTAACGGCCGCATTGGTGAATTTCTCAGACTGGGAGCCGCCGCACCTGCAATCGCTGCCGCCCAGACAAAGTCCGGCGTTGGCGAGTTGTACATCCCCGGCAGGGATTCATGCTGGTTGTTGCGAAGCTCCCCTTTTGCCGTAAGCTCACCATACGTCCCTGACGCGTACGTAAATACGTGCCCGTAAAGTTGCTGAGCCCAGTTCCAGCGGCCTTCCGAATCGGAAAGAAAATCTTTCAGACTGTTCAGCGAGGTGGTGTCGGTATACGGACAGACAATAAAGTCGTATGCCTTGTCGCCTAAATTCGCCAGCGCATCATCCAGGGCGGGAGCACCGGCCCCACCGCTCAGACTCGTAAGCTGAATACCGAGACCTGCTGGCGTCGCTTCGCCACCAGGAGTACCGAGTAAATTCATCTGCAGGCGGATACTGTTACCTGCCTCACCGGCATTTTTCGCAGAGATGGATATATTACCTGTCCCCGCTGACTGAATGGCCGACACCGGCAGGGACGTATTTTTATTGATGGCCTGTGCCAGGAAGCCTGCAATCTCTTCCGGCGTATTAGTCGGCCGGATCGCCACCTGGATACGCACACCACCAATATACAGAGAGATTATCCCCGCTGCGGTACTCGAAGCAGTGACAGTGATAGTGCCACTTGCCGCGATCATATCTGCCGGGCCAGAGGCAGAATCCGGCTCACCGGGGTCCGCCAGGGGTAAAATATAAATATTCCCTGCGGTGTCGTTTTTGAGATACGCCTGCATCATCAGATGCAACTGAGAGCCGCTACCGCAAAGATTCGCCACCGTCTGTGCTGAAGAAACCAGCACCGGTACATCTGGCTTCTGAGTCGCATCGGCCAGCATCTGACCTATAAGCAACGTACGCTGCGTGGCCGTCGCGGTGTTGGCCATGGAGTTATCCAGCTCAACAAAAAATAACGGCGTGCGCAGGTTATCAGGAATACTTGCAAAGGGGATTGTCACTGTTTACCTCCCTGAGACTTAGGCATCAGTACCACATCACCGTCACGCAGACGACGACGCCAGAAGATATTATCCGGTACCTCCACCGGGCTGTTTTCAGGCAACAGCAGGCCGTTATCCGGATCGCGCACTGCACGACCGGGCGTCAGTCTGACTTTCACGAGATCACTCCTTAAGTGGAACCACTACCACCGGCTCGGTCGTTCCGTCCGGCATGCTGACAGTGATAACCATTTCATCAATCGGGGTGGGGGTTATGGGGAAGAAATCGTCCGGTCCCTGGAAATATTCTGCGTCAATCTCATAGGTAAGCTGGCCAGTATGGCCCTCCCCCTCCGCACTGACATCTATCGCCGAGCGGATGTTTTTGAACTGCTGAATATTTTGGGTCAACTCATAGCTGTTGACTACAGACCGATCGATTTGCTCACGTAGTGCTTCCAGAGCCGCTTCAGCGCGCATCGCACCATCCAGCTCCTCGCCGTCAAACGTTTCCACTCGCCCGCTGATCCGGATAGTGGTGACGGAGGTGAACTGAGGCGCATTGCGCCCCATTGACTGCTTTTCATCGTAGGGAGTCTGGACCAGTAACACCGGGTAATCCGGTGATGTTGTCGGCCAGTCCCGGGGGGAATATACCCGGTCCTCTGCCAGCGTCTGCCCTTTCAGAGCTGTCACCACCAGAGACCGGATCGCTGAGGCATTCATGATGATTTAACCCGGTTCAGAATGAGCTTCGTGCCGCCGTGGCTGTCAGGCTGAACATCTGACACCACATAAACACGATTCTCACGGTAAAGGAAAAGGCGATCGCCCTGGACAGGAGGAACGCGAAAAACGGCATCACGCACACCCAGTACTGGACTGGTGGTATTGATGGTCGGATCACCATCATCCAGGGGCGCAACATCCTGCGTATAGGCCCGGTCGAAAATACCCTTAATATCATAAGGATCACTTCCGTCCCGGGGACGCCAGTTAACCGGCTCGGCAAACACCTTCTCCAGAGGAGTCAGCAACCGCCTGTCCCAGTTAACCGGCATGATCGGAGACCTTTTTCAGCAGATCGGCATATTTCACCACCACCCCTCGTTTCAGCAGTCGGTCAGCATCACCTTCATCCATTTGCAGACGCTGAAACTGCGGATATTTTTCGCCGTTATGCCAGAGGGTATGTCCCTTGCAGACCACAACCAGAAGCCCCTCATCTTCTTCAGCGTCGTCGTCAGTTCCTTCCTCGTTGGGGTCATGACTGTCGTCATCATCTACATTATCGGTACCAGTAGCGCTATCCGGCGCGATGGTCACGGACTTCTCTTTCTCTTCAGTAAGCTCAGGCGCTCCCTGAGCGCCGTCATTTTTGATTGGTTTCGCCATGGTTACACCACCGTTGCACAAAGGGCGGCGTTGACACGGCTCGGGATAACAATCGGCGCAGACTGCATCAGGAGGATGCGCTGGGCAGGATCTTCCTGCAGCCAGGTTTTCGGCGCGTAGGCCATCGGGCCATAATTAAACGCCGGATCGAGGATCATGCCGTAGGCGCGTGTCCCCATCAGTTCGGCACCGGTCATCAACACAGTACCATCCGGGAGCATTGGTTCTTCCTGGTTGTTCAGCGGATTGATAAACCAGTCGTTGTACAGCCACAGGTCAAAGTTGCCCCAGCGGCCTTTGTACACGGCCCCTTTCTGGATTTGTGCGCCGGCATTGACCTGATTACCAAACGGACTCAGTGCAGGGAAGGTGATGGCGTTATCTTTGATAGTGGTATCGAGGCGGAAAGCACGCCACGACTTATTGGTGAAAACGAGATCCGTCGGTACGGATCCGGACTTCTGCAAAATGCGCGTTTGCCACTCTTCGATATCATCCGTCGGTTTGGTATTGGTCTGCCCAGCCGGAACCGACGTGGGTCATTTATCGCTACCGCTGAGCGTTACCGTCAGCTCGCTGTCGCGCCCGAAATCCACCACAGTCGTCTCGAATCCATCCCCCTCAATGGTAACCGTTCCATTGATTAGCGCACTGGCTGCCATCCATTCCTGACGGCGGTTAAGGTTGTCAATCTGATCCTCCATCTCAAACTGGATGTTAAGCATTTCACGTTCTGCTGCGGTGTATTCGCCGCCAATGCGCTCGCCAATCTGACGGCGGACAGGCTTGCGAAGATCCGGCACACGCTTATCTTTGATGTACGCTGGTTTGATGGTGTTAGTCTGATAACGACGACTCTCTACCATTTTCCCCTCCACCAGCGGCGAGCAGAACGGCGCCATACGACGCAGACCCACGTCAACATCGATGGAGACGAATTCGGTATCACTGGTCACCACATTCGGAAAGTACCGATCGAGCAGCCAGTTTTGCGAGGTCATCAAATTTGGCACCACGCCAACCAGCGTTGCAGTGTCAAAAATATTCATGTTTTGTTCATTCATAATGAAGTATTTCCCATAGATTCAGGATGCACGATGCCCTGCCCGGCAGGACAATCAGAGGATTTAAAAAGGAATTACATGGACGGTATTAGCTGCTGGGCACTTCAGGTGCCAGCGGTGCGGTCTCGGCGTCTTTCAGGAACAGGCTGTATTTACGCATTTCACTGCGCAGTGCGGCAGGCGTCCAGGAAGCATCCGCCGTAATGCGGTGAATATTGAACTCTCCCATCAGATACACACCTGCACGAACTTCTCCTGCAGTGGCATCAACATTATCCACCAGCACCGCACTCGGATTCTGGCTGCCATCGCTCGCCGTCTTCACACACAGAGTGTATTCGCCGCTTGCGTCAACCAGCCCCAGAACCGTACCACGTACGTATTTTTCGCCAGCGGCAATGGTAATAGTCTCCGTCACCAGTTGCAGTGGACCTGCGATAAGCTGATCCGGAATAAAAGTATCCTGACGGAACATTGGCCCCCAGGTATTCTGACCAAACTGATTAATCTGGGACATTTATTTCACTCCCTTAGCTCGATTGTAAAGGCTGGTCATGATACCGGCACGACCTTTGGCACTACCGGCATCAGCCGGTTTTTTATCCTGACCCAGCTGGATAGTTTTGAAACTGGCCATACGCTCATCGAGAGAAATACGGGCAGGTTTTGCCGGGGACTGGACGGACATACCACCAGAGGACATGACCTTAATCGCTTGTGCGGAACTCATGCCAGTTTCAAATGCCAGTGCAGCGGCCAGCGCCGGGTTGCCCGCCGCGTGCTGACTACCAAAGATACGGGCGCAGCGGCGGCGTTCAGCGCGACGCCCCTGTTTGACCGCCTTAGCGTCTTTATCGTCGTCGCCATCCTCAGCACCTTCATCGTCCTCATCATCCTCTGAGGCATCTGGATCGTCTTCGTCATCATCAGCGTCTTGATCGTCAGCATCATCGGCATCCGGTTCGTCTTTTTCATCCTCCGCTTTTCGGCTTTTAGCCTTCTTAGCCTTTTTATCGTCATCCTCTTCTTCTGTGTTCTCATCGCGGTTATCTTCATCCTCCGCCATGGCGCGCAGGCCCAGCAGATGGGCGAAACGTGATACTTTTGGCATCTTATACTCCTGCAATTTTCATCAGTTCATTAAAGGCCGCATCCGGCGCGGCCACAGAATCAGCCAGCCCGAGTCTGACCCCGTCGGGGGCCATAAAACAGGCGGCCTGGGTTTTACGAATAATGTCGTCGGTTATCCCGCGATTGCGTGCAACGGTCTCCACAAACAGCTTGCCCATCGCATCAACTTCGTCCTGCAGGGAAGCGCGGGCAACGTCACTTAACGGGACATACGGATTGGTTTCCGCCTTACGATCGCCATAAGTGATGATGGTGACCTGCAGACCATCGCTTTTGATTTTCTGCGACCAGTCCACGTGCATAACGATAACGCCGATAGAGCCAACACCACCGGTGCGCGGTACCACAATCCGGTCAGCAGCGCTGGCGATCGCATAAGCCGCCGAATAGGCGCATTCAGTCAGGATCGCATGTACCGGCTTAACGCCGCGGGCCTGATAAATTTCATCCACCAGGTCAAAGCACCCCGCCACTTCTCCACCGGGAGAATCAATGTCAAGGCAGATAGCTTTAACATCCGGGTCGGCCAGCGCGGACAGGTACGCATGACGAATACCGTCATAGCCCGTCATGCCACTATAAGGACGCAATGACCCGAGCTTCTGCACCAACGTGCCGTGCACCGGGATCACCGCAATACCTTCCAGGTTGTCATACCCACAGTCCTCACGGGCCACCCGGGAGAAATCCTCCTCATCATCAAAATCCCACGCACCGGCACGGCTGACGTGCGCAATACCAAACCGCTCGGCCAGCGCGGCCATAACGACTTCCGCTTTTCGGGGATGCAACGCCAGCGGCGTGTTAAACAACCGCTGTGCAAGATGGGGTAAATTCATTTTGTTTCCGGCTCCTTAATGGTGTCCTGAGCAAACTGATCGGCCTGCAGCCAGGATGGCAGAGGTATCCCCCGCTCCTGACAGGCGCGGATCTCACTCTGGCGCTGATCGAGAATTTCTTCCCAGTCTTCGCCTGCGTTCTCGGCAAGCTCCATTTCAAGCGTGGACAGTCCTGCGTCCAGACCCAGAATAGCGCCTTTTTTCTCCGCGACCGGGTCAACCCAGCCACGACCCGGCCCCATCCAGCGCGCACGGGAATACCCCGCCCGGGCGGTGATGAAATCCGGCGCGCCAGCAGGCAGCGGCACCTCACCGAGCGCATGCAATTCTTCGATAAAATTCATCAGAATCGGCTGGGCAAACCCGGTCGCGAAATCATCCCGGCGGCGGGTCAGGGTTTTCCAGGCCTCCAGCATCGCGCCGCGGGCCGATGAGTAATTCACATCTGACCAGTCCTGGGTAAGTTGCTGGGTGGAAATCCCTATCGCCGCAGCGCAGTTACGCAGAACCGCACTTTCAAATGCCGCAAAATTACTGCTGGGCCGCGCGGCGTTAACCGTCGTAATGTTCTCTCCGGGGGCCAGTATGGGAATGCGGGAACCACTCTGAAGCGAAAGCCGGCGGTCGTTATGAAACTCAACGCGCAGATCCTGATAAGCGCCAAGAGGCGTATCACCGGACGAATCCAACGCGGCCTCCACCATCTGATCGTCATAAGGTGAAGTGATATAAGCCCCAAACACCGCATTCAGAATGGCCGCTTCCAGCTCGCTCTGGTCATATCGTGTCAGCATTTTCAGACGCTGCACGATGGGCGCGAACAGGCTGCTGCCCCGGTGCTGCCCCGCACGCTCGGCATCAAAATCATGGATAACGATCGCCCTTCCCCATGGCGTTTCGCGATCGATGCGCTCCCACGACATGGTTTTCTCACCGCTCCACCAGTCCCCGACGTGCGCCTTACGGATGTGATAAGCCACAGGAACGCCATCATCATCAATTTCCACACCGCCGCGAATGTGCGGCAGGTCAAACTGCTGCTGGGGGTTACTGAGCCGATCGGGGTCCACCAGCTGTACCGCCGTCGCATAGCGGGCTTTTCCCGGCGCAATCCGCTCCGTCCGGTAATGCATCACCGCCAGCGCATCACCATCGATCAGCTTGTGCCGGAAGCCGGTGCGCAACATCTGCGTCACCGTCTTTTTTCGCTCAACGTCACAATAGCGATTAGGGTCATCAGCCCAAGTTCGCCACGCGGCCTCTATCGCACGCCCATAATCGTCAGCCCAGGCGGCATCAAACGATTTACGGCCAGAAATATGCCGTAGCGCACGATAATCAGCCCGCAGTAGCGGCCTGAAGCTGGCACCAATGGATGAATCCAGAATGCGGGTCACGCTGCCAGCGGCCCAGCCATCGTTGCGCACCATATCCCTGACGCGGGAAACGATACGGTCACGATAGATATTGATCTCATTATCCGGAGACCAGAGCCATGGCTGCCAGTTGACCAGATGATCGCTGAATGAGTCCGCCGCATCGTAGGGGACACGTCCGGATCCATTCAGGCCCTGCAGCTTAGGGCGGGACGGTGGCAGCGGATTACCGTGCCTGTCCAGAAACTGAATCTGTTTCACCATCTGAACCTCGCAGGACGACGTGGACGACTAATCATTCCCAGGTCTGCCTGCAACTGTCGGATCAGCATTCGCAAATCTGACATACTGGTTTGCTGGTACGTCACGGAACGGGTGCCATCCCCCTGCGTATACGAAAAGGTGACGCCCTTTTCTCCACTCATCAGATCCAGCAGAGCCTGTTGCGCATTGGTCAGCGCCTGTTGTTTTTGTGCGCGGGTCATCCCCGCAAAAATACTTTCGGAAGGGTTATATCTGTACATGAGGATCCTTAAGGGAGCATCTGCGACAGGCGTCGCTTTCCTGGTTTTTTCGACGGCGGGATCACCGCACCGGGTTCACTCAGGTCTATTTTTTCTTCCGGTTCTGCCAGCGGCGGGAGCAGCCGCTCCGGTGCTTTCTGGATAGCGTCCGCCAGCGCATTCAGACGCAAGCCGTGGTGCATCAGCCCCTTAAGGGCTGCATAGGCGTACACCAGGCAGTCCAGCGCCTCGTTCGCCCGCCCGGGCCGCAGTTTCCAGACCCGGTATTTCTGACCACCAGAGATTTTTGTTTCCAGGCTCTCCGACAGTAACTGGCTGTAATATCCCAGATCGAGAAAGTCGGGAAAATGGATATAGGCCGCCCCGGCCTGCCCGGGATCCGGAGGGCTGAGGTGCAGACGGTAGCGAATATCGTCTTTGGCAGAGTTAACGCCGAGAATAACGGGTTTGAATGTGGATTTTGTCCGGGAGGTTACCTTGCGGGTCGGCCAGACTGGCGAACGCTTACCGGCAACGGCTGATTCCCCTTTTATCGCCCAGATTTTTCGCCCAATACGTTCTTTCGAAAACTCATACACTTTGTTGGTATGGTGACCGCCGGAGTCATGGCAGACGGCGGTCAGCGCAAACCCGCGACCGTCGGCGCGGCGCCATATCTGTTTAAGATAAGCATCCAGACGCAACCAGGGTTCATCGGTTTCCAGGTCGCCCAGGATCACATCGTGTGCGACAATCCAGCACTCTTCATTACGTCCCCAGGCGGTGACGGTAATTTCAAAACGATGATCCTGCGTATCCACGCCCGCGGTCAGTATCACGGCTCCGTCGGGAACTTCCGCAGACCAGATTTCAGCCCGGGCAGCAAGCGTCCGCTCGCTGAGGGCCATATCTCCCGCATCTTCATAGGGTTCGCCCAACGTGGTGTTGATAAACGTCTGGCGCATCAGGGGATCATCTTTGACTCTGAGCCATTCGGCCACCAGCGCTGGCCATGCCGCATTGGCATGCGGGCTGTACCCCGTCCAGATGTGAAAACCAGCATGACCGCGAAACGGTGCCGTGGCACGCCATTCTCCTCTGACCAGCATACCAGGCAGATCGCTGTGAACAATCACGCAGCCGCTGTGCCGACAGAGGTAATAGGTTGTTTCTGGGTGGCTATTGCCGCTGCTGTCTTTTTCCCACTTGATGCCGTAAGGCTTGTCTTTTCCTCCCCACTCCAGCACCTGATACTCGCCACAATGCGGACAGGGGACAAAAAAACGGCGCTGATCGCTTTCCAGATATGCCTTCTCAATACGACTGATACCTTTTACCGTCGGCGTGGAGCCCAGCACAATCTTGCGGTTCCAGAATGTCTCGGAACGCTTGGTACCAAGTGCAATTTGATCCCCCTCAGCCCCGGCACCACCGGCAGGATAGCCATCCACCTCATCAAACAGAATTATGCGGCAGGTAATACGACGGAAGCCACCTGGTGAGTTCGCCCCCACCAGCGTCAGATTCGCACCGTTGGTAAACGACTTCTTCAGAATGGTCTGGTTACTGCTCTTTGCCTTTGGATTACCAGAAATAGCGGTTAACACTGGCGTATCACGCAGCATCGGCGCGATTTCCGTTTTACTGTAATCCTCAGCATCCTCCACGCGCGGCTGCACCACCAGGATAGGTGAGGGATCGTGTGCCAGGTAATACCCCACGACGTGGTCGAGGATTTTGGTATAACCCACACGGGCAGACTTCATTACCGACACATGCGTGACCGCCGGATCGGTGATGGCATCCATCATCCCGTCCTGATAGGGATAGGACCGAAACTTACCCGTCTGGGCGCTGGTTTCGCGGGAAAGAACCGCGTAGGTATTTGCCCACTGGCTGAGAGACATCACCTTTGGAGGCAGCACCACCGTACGTGCCAGGACGGCTGCATCACTAAACTGCTGAAGCGGGGTTCTCCCTGTTGTCGAGACCAAGTTCATTAAGTGCCTCGTAAATCAGTTCCTGCAGTGCGCTCACAAATCCGGCGTCATCCACCGTTGATGCCAGCGCCCTGAGTCGCGGACCGTGCTCCGGGGCCAGAGCCGTAAGGCGCGTTCTCATCCGGGTATATTCCTGTGCGATGATGTCTATCATGTCCTGCCAGGGTAAAAGCTTCCCCGCCTTCACGTCATGATCAAGTTTTGCCAGCAGGGCGAAATAGTTTTCCTTCATTGTCAGTGCTTCATCACGTGACATGGTGACGCCGTGTTCGGCGATCATCCGCCCGGCGATCGACGCAGGGGAATCGTCACGCTGACTGTTACCCTTTTGCGTGTTACCCTGCCTCTTACCTGACGTGTTACCCTTTTTGTTACCCTGGCTGTTACCTGGCGTTTTTTTTCCACCAAGGGTAACCGCTTTTCTGTAACGTTCAATGAGCGAGTTTGATGCCTCAACATTGATCTCGTCACCGTCCTGAACCAGCCATCCACGGGCCTTCCAGGTGGTTACCGTCTTTCGGCTGACGCCATGCAGCTTTGCAAATTCAGACTGATTCATCTGTTACCCCAGGTGTTACCTGTTACCCAAATTTCAAAATTTCATAGCTAGCGAAACACCGGGCGCGCGCAATGCCCGTGCTGTTTGCCCCTCAGGAAGGACCCAAAACGGTTTCATATAGAGCAACAGCCCCCAGGGTGGTATTCTTCGATTCGCCAAAACCATAGAATATCAAGGGACTATATATGACTTTACACTCAACCTATACGACGCTTAAAAAGCACTTAAAAGAAAAGTATTCCTGCCAGGTAACAGCTGACATGGGGACAACAATCCAGAATAAAATATCCTGCAGAGCCATCCCGCTCGCTCTGCTGCACCAGGCCATTCAGGAATACAAATTGAACAATGCCGCACTGCTGGGTATTTCTTGTCGTCAGGCTATCATTTGTACTAGCTCAGACCTGATCTGACAGTTACCGGTTATTTATACAGGTGTCTGTCAGATTACATCTGGTTCAGATTTTTTTCTGCCCAGACTCGTTTACCATCAAGTAACGTGGCCATTGGCGTACGCCCGCAGCACATTTTTCCCTGATGAGTTCGCTCATTATTGTAATGCCTCAACCAGTTGTCCAGATCCGTTTGCAGGCTCTCCAGGTCTTCGTATAACTTCTTACGGAACGTAACCTGATAAAAATCCTGCAAAATAGTTTTATGGAAGCGCTCGCAGATGCCGTTCGTCTGCGGAGACATCGCCTTCGTTTTTGTATGGTCGATATCGTT